CCATTACGGTTTAGAGTTGAACGAGTAATAACCCATCCGGCTTCGCCTTCTCCAACTTCAATAATGTTCTCCATTACAACTTCATAGGTGCCTGGCTCAAGATGCCAGAAGCCTAATTGATCTGGTTGTAACTCAACAGAGCCTCTATGTCCCTTCTGGGATTCAGATAGAGTACAAGTGTTAGATAGAATTCTAAAAACTTTACCAAGTCTTAGATCGACAGCATTAGGCTGAACATCACCTTGCTGAACATTTGTGAGCTTTGATCCATGCTCACCCATAATATGAATCATCATACCTTATCTTCCTGTGGCTGCGTAAAGTGATATAGAAGGACAATATAATGGATAGCCTTCAGCAAGTCTTTCTTATTGTGACCATCTTTCTTACCATATCTCATCAAGTACTTGATAGCAGTATCTCTAGAAGTAGTATCAACACTACCAAGAGAATCCCAAACATCAATAGTCTGGATCTCTTCCTTACCAACATAATGCTGCTGATAGGTCTTGCTTACATACTCAAGCACTTCTTTGAGGATCTTATCCTCTCTAAATCTATAATTGATACCACCTTGAGAAGGTGTACCAATACTAATGTCACCATTAGGTGCAGTCTTAATTTCAACCATATCAATACCCCGGATCATCATTTAAATATTTGGTTACAATGCTATCAATATAATCCATATTATACTTTGCTAGCCTGTAATTGTCAAGCACAACATCAGTTTGTTTGAGATCAAAGTTGACCTCCTTCTCATACTTACCATCATAGATACCAGTTGGACTAGAGTCAAATGATCCACCATTTAACCCCAACCAAATAGCAGCGCTACTATCCCAAGTGTCAATATAATCTCTATATGGTTCCATTAACTTGATTTCGTTTGGACCATCAACCATACCCAAGAAGTGAATCTTCTTCTTGTTTCTTCGAATGCGATAGAGAATGCCACGATCCTCTAGCTCTTGCATGAACATAAAACGAGCAACAAAGCGCTGAAGCTTATTGCCCTTCTCTACACTATATGCATTAGGTACACCAAGAATAGATACACCAATGTAATCCACATGCTTAGATGTAGATGCCCAATCGAATGCATTAATCAAGTCTTCCTTATCACCAATCTTTGATTGTGGTACAAAAAATGTACCAAACCCTTGCGCTCTAAAGAGAGGTGCTAGATCAATTGCTGCTTGGATTGTCTTAGAAGAATGCTCACCTGGATAGTCAGACATAACAACATAATTGGCTCTGATAATACTTGCCATCTCCAAAACCTTCATTGGAGTTAGCATTGGCTTACCTTGCTTATACATCTCAAAGGCACTATTATCCATAATGTTAACACAAGTCTGGCTCCTATAGAACTCAGTATATTCATTGCTTGTGTCAACAAGATGTGCTAAAGTTAAGTGGTAACTTCTACCCTTAATGAGGTCAAGAAAGTCTGTAGGAGCAATGTGGCAAAATTCTGTCATGTTATTCATCCTTCATTGATTGAACAGGAATGTATCGCTCATAGGCAAGCTCACATCCATTCTCATTATCTTCACTTACAATAATTGTTGCATCTCTTCCTGGATACTGATTCTTTAGATATGCAAGAAGTTCTTCTGCAATCATTTCACATGACATATAGTCAAGCTTCAGTGTTCCACTACCATATAACCCCTCCAATTCCCTTTTTAAGAGAATAAACTCGACGTCACGGTCGTCATGAAACACTTCAAGATAAACCTTAAAGTGAAACATATGTCTATGAGGATGACCAAGGAAGGCGACATCCTTCAGCTTAGGGTCAGTGGCAGCAGCTGGATAGCAATGGATACCTTCCTTCTGGAATGTAATCCAAATCTTTTTCTTAATCATTCAAATACTCCAACTCTTCACCATACAACTCAAGAACATCTGTATATCTTTCGTAGTAGATTGAGGACTTATAAGGTGCCTTATCAACATTGTGTTTAGGATTCAATGCTTGAATCAACGTCTGTTCTTGAAATTCAATATGTGGCTGCTGACAGTTATGTGGTTTAATCAACCACACAAACTTCCACGATTGGTGTTCTTCAAGAAGGGTTCTGAAGTTAGTCATATCATAACCCTTCTCTCTTGCCTTCCTATGATTCTCTTCAAGGTTCTTTAGACCTAAAGATGTTGAACCAACATACATTAGTTCTCCAGCATCATTGTAGACGCCATATACACCTCTGAACCGATAAGCGAGAGCATCTTTTACACGAGACATCCAGGAACCTCACTAGGATTGAACTTAGAAGTAACGGCGATAGCATTCCAAGGATGTAGACTTTCTTCATGCGATACTGCTAAAGAGAAGTCCCTAATACGACCCTTGTCATACCATTCGTCCAACGCAGCGTACATGATACGGCAAACGTCTTCAGAGAACAACAGGTTGGCACCATTTAATTCAGCAAACGCTTGTTCATCTCGTCTCTTAACAACGATCTGAACTTCAGTTGGAATATGCTTTCTGCAAAGTTCTACAACATCCTCAAACCAAATGATCTTTGTAGGGTCAAACTCAACCTTGACCTTTAGAATAGATCTCTGGCTATGAGCATTAGCAGCAGCATCCCTATGCTTACGAGCATCATAGGCTAACTCAAACGAACAAGGACAGGTTGAACTATACACATAGTCAACCGTTAGGAAGAACTTATACTCTCCACTACGATACTGACCTTCTAGTTCAACCTTATAGGCAATATGACCACGAAGTTTTTCTTCTGGATTCTCGTCTCTACGAGAACGAAGAGCATCTTGTGTCCAAGGATACTTGAAGCGAAGCTTACAATAAGCATTCTTACTATTCTGCTTCTCGGCAAGCTCCTTTAATGCTCCTTGGATGCCATCAATCGAAAGGTGGTCTTTGATCTTATTATGCATAATCAGATAGAGTCTCGAGAGATTCAATCCTTTAGCATTAGGGTCATCCAAAGAGCAATAAAGGCTGGCTTCTGCCTGCAACTGTTGCGTGTGGCCATCACGACGCTTGACCATAATAGGAAGGTCAACTGGAGCAATACCTACCTTACGAAGAGGTACTCTTGCACCAGGTAAAACTGGATTAACTTGAGGGTCAGGCAACTCCTCACAATAGAACTTATCATCATAATTAAATACAAGATCTGGCATCTTGCTAGAGTAATCAATACCCATTTTCACACCTCAGGGTTAACATAAAGAGCAGAGTTAAATTCATGCTCGTAGATCTCTATAGTATCAATCCAAACGCGGTTGTTAGTCAACTCTTTTATCTTGGGATTAACATTATCAAATACAAACTTGCATGACCCTTCAATACCAGGTCCATGACCTTTCTTAACATCCATTATATTAAGATTGATACCATCTACTGCATGGAGTCTCTCCCACTCTGGAAGCAAAGGGTCATCGGATGCAATTAGCATTCTATGGTCCCACTGGTCTTCTAACCACTTCTTGACCCACTTTAGATCACCAAAGTCCATACACCACATCTTATCATCTAGTGTCTCACAAGCAAAGGTAAACTTAACATAGCGACCATAACCATGTGCCCATCTGCAGTGACCTTGATCTCTCCACTGACGGTGGCCAGTGGAAATGGGACCAATCCTTTTTGTAGAATAAAACTTACTAGCCATCTCACACCTCCCACCAGAACTCAAACCATTCTGGAACTTTCTTTCTTGAAATCTTGTTTGCATAAAACTTGGGTACTATACCCTGATCTTTGTTATAAATCAAGGTTGCTACGTGGATATTTTCCACCATCAACTGATTGTGGATAGAGCTGTTCCAATCTTCGAATAATGATTTTAGGGCTTCGCCGCTATCGACAATATCATCAACAACGAGAACCTTATGGCCATTGTTAATGTCCTCAGGCACCCAGCAATTGCTTTCTTTATCACCACCATCTCTTGTAGACCAGGTGACAGGAACCAACTTCAGACCTAGCCTATGCGAAAGAATGACACCTGGAATCAGCCCGCCTCTTGATAGTGCTACAATGTAGCTATACTTAACTTTTGACTTTTTGATCTTTCTTACGAGAGTATCAATATCTTTATCAAACTGACTCTTTTTGTACTTTATCATTTTCATTGTCTTTGTACCATGATATAAGAACTTTTCTATAACCTCTAGTAACTAGAGATACGCCATGCATCATTTGGGCTGGATACCATACTGTCTCACCAACTTCTTGTGGAATGACAGTAAAGGACATAGCCTTGTTTATTAAGATACCTTGCTCCTTTTTAGCAAGAATATCTTCATCGGTTGGTATGTGCAAACCAACCTTACATTTCTTTATTTTCTGAGATATAATAATCTCGCCACCCTCAAGATCGCTTGATTTATCAATCAATGTTATAGCAGTGTCTGTAACTCTCTCGGGGGAGTCTCTATGGATATATGTGAAGGCATCCTCATCATAAAGTAAAAAATAATTAGCAATACACCTTTTCCCCTGCGATAACTTTTCGTTAATTGAAATCCACTGAGGATCCTGCAACTGATTACTAATATCTTTTCTAATAACCGAAAAGAGATTGAAGTATCTTGTATACCTTTTCCCCTCTAATCTATCATAGAGTTTATTCAGGTACACAATATCATCAGACAACAGTGTTGTCGTTTTAGACACCAATTGTATTGCCCCACAAGTAAACATGGACTCTTGCTGACACATTGTAGCCTCTCTTGAAGGCCTCCTCAGCAATTGCGCCAGCGCTCATATATCCTTCGAGTTCACCTGTCTGTCCTTCTTCTGTTGCGCCAACTGGCATAATCCAAACAGGAAATGTAACACCAGCCTTTCTAAATTCATTTGTTACATGCTCAACTTCATCCCATGTTTCTTTCTTACCATTGACAACATACTTAATCTGTCCATGTCCTCTGGATAGGGAATGATATTCAGCTAATACTTCAGGAACAATAGCATCCTTGTTTGTTTCACCAGAAGTAGTCCAGAGCTTAGGAGAAGACGATATAAAGATCTCTCTACCCATCTCTCTCCAGTTAGTCATAAAGTTACTAAACTCTGGCTTCAATGCTTGAGTAGCATTAGTTTCGAATGTAATAAACTTAGGACTATTCTTAATCCTATCGAAGTAATCAAGAATACCCATAGTACAATCCTGAGCATGCTTCATTAATGGCTCGCCACCCGTAAAGCACATGTGGATTGGTTGGCCTGCTGGATGGTCAAACTTTGCTTCTGAATTATGTTCTGTTCTAATAGAACCTAGAATCTGATTAGCAATGTACTCGGGCGTACCTTTATGCATTAGGTGCTTAAACTTCTTTGCCCAAGAGTAGGAAGAATCACAACCATACTTCCACACAGGAAGATCTTCGACTCTCTTAATGAAGTCGACACTCATCTCTTTATAGGGAAGCTTATAAGTCTTAGGATCGGTAGGATCCTTCTGGCCAAAACCATCGCACTGAAGGTTACAAAGAAAGTATCTTAACCAAGCAGTCGGTATACCAGTGTATCGACCTTCACCCTGAACGGAGTAGAAGATCTCAGAATAGTGATATTCTTTTTGCATTACAGAAGCCTCAAATTAAACATTATTTATAACGACTACTATACAACAATTGATGGTTATTTTCAACTATCTCCACGCTGGACCAGTCATGAAGATAAACAAAATATTTCTTACACCTGAAGTTATTTCCGTAACTTTGTGAGGCGTGTAAGATGTGAACATGGCTACTGTCCCCTTGCTTTCAACTTTACTTGGAAGAGGGAAACCAGGCTCGAAATGAAATTCACCACCTTCATACTCAGATGAGTTTGAAAGCATTACAGTCAGCGATACCTTTCTATCTGTTTTTAGATCCTTGTACTTTGGGTTTGCTTTTGCCGCAGCATAATTCATCGTATCATCATGCCAACCCACTTCATGGCCAGGCAGGTATGTTATATGTTGGATTGGACCATCAATCTGGTAATCCACATCCACATTTAAATGCTCAATGTTTGCTTTAGCAAAATCTATTAAGGATCTAAACACACCGTCATATGGTCTTAGATCAGGAGTGAGTAATCTCACATCGCATTTTCTAACACCCTTTCTACCAAACAATGGATCTACCTGGACATTTTTATTCATCCAGCTATTAATGTTATCACACCACTGGGTTGGAAAGTAATTTTGCTTGACAATTATCTTAGGTATCATATTACCTCCACTCAGGACCATTAGCCCATATTACTAGACTTCTTCGCACGCCCTCTGTAACAAGCTTGACTTCATGTGGTACAAAGGGGAAGAATATGCACATCGTTCCTTTCTTTCTCGAGATTGTTTTGTTACCAACAGTTAAATCACCACCAGCATATTCATTATCATCCGACATCATAACAACCATTGATAGTTTTCTATTCATTGGTTGCTTAGCATTTCTGGCAGATGCTATATTCATATCAACGTGCCTAGTATAAAAATTATTTACATAGTATGTTGTGTATTGTAGGTCTAGAGTTCTATAGATATCTACTCTAAAGTTATGCATCTCAGCATCTACTATACTTAGAATGGTATCTGATATTTTTGTGTATAGTTGTAGTTGCTTCCGTGGTGTGATCCATCTTATTTCGCTTGTTCTAGTTTCTAAGTCTTCTCTACCTACTGGATCATCACCAACTCTGCCTACACTTGGCTCAAGCAGCTGAGCCTCGGTATTCCATTGATCAATAATGTTTGTTGGTATTACCGATTCAAGTTGTGATAGGCATAGCCGTGGATCAAACATTCACATCCACCTTGGTCCTTTGAACCACGTAACAAGTGTATTACGTGTACCTTTTGTTACAGGGGTTACTTTATGTTGCAATGGTGATGGAAAGACAATTGCTTGACCTACAGTTAACTTTATTCTTGTTTCTTTTCTACCAGCAATAACGAAATCACCACCTTCGTAATCCTTTTCATCTGTGAGACAAATTATGGCAGTCAGCTTTTGTACAACAGGCTTTCCATGCCACACAGAATCAGCATGCCAATCGTATTCCATCTTTTGTTCTGATTTATAAGTTGTATATTGGATTGCTTTAATGTCATACCATATATTGAATCCAAATAACTGATCGTTCGCCCTTGATGCAACATCGATCATATATTCAGCAAGCTCTTTTTCTTTATTGGCAGGAATAATTTTCATTAGGTAATTTTCTTTTGTAAGATTACCGTCAATCACCGAATCACCAGACACATCTGGATACTTGGCACACACCTCGTGGACTCTTTTAGCCCACATTGCATTGTATATTGTTTTAACCCACATTACACTATCCTCGAAAAGTTCTTTGTCTTCTCAAACTTAATAACATTATGGAACTTATCAAACAACTGATCAGTCTTATGGCTAATAATGAACGTATTAGTATCAGCAGTTAGGGTCTGGATGATCTTTAAGAATTCATCAGTACCATTGCTATCAAGAGAACTATCAAATACCTCATCCATAACAAGTAAGTTAGTGGCAGCACTATTTCTCATCTTGGCAATAGCTCTCCATGTGAAGAGAACAGCCAAGTTAATTCTCATCTTCTCACCCTCTGAGAATGAATTGTAACTAAACTCATCTCTGAATCTAGACTTAATAGTTTCATTGAACTGCTCATCAATCTCAAACTGAACAAAGAAGTCCATCGCAGCCAAGTACTTATTAATCAGCTTATTGATGATAGGCATATACTGACGAAGGATTCTAGTCTTGATACCACCATCCTTTAAGAGAGCAGAAGCTGCCTGTAGAATTTCATACTCCTCGAGCAGCTTCTGCTTCTTGTCCTCAGCTTCTGTCTTTTGTTTTTGTAGTTCTTTTAGTTTTTGTTTTTCTGCATCGACGTTTGCTGTGTCTGATTGTAGAGAATCATTTTCTGATTGTAGGTAATCAATAAACTTTTTCTTTGATTGTATTTCAGATTGCAACTTTGTAATGTCATGTTGAATAGTTTGAATCTCTTTTTGGATTCCATTAATTCTAGTGATCTCTGTAACTGTATTGTTATAGTCTTGTTCTAGTAGCGTAAGGTTTTCTTGAATTTCAGTTACTTGTGTCTGCTTAGTTGTAATAGCCTCAGACTTAAAGTCGTGAGGAATACCCTGCTTACAGGTTGGACAGTCATCATTATCGTGAAAGAACTTAATTTCCTTATTCAGCTTGGATAGTCTATCAATAGTCTTCTCTTTTAGGATGACGGACTTTTCCATTCTCTTCTGAAGCTTCTCAAGGTTAGCTGTATCCTTCATCTTATCTGTAATTGTATTGCCTTTTGTAGCAACATCAACATTACATACATTGATCTCATCTTGTGTCTGCTGGATCTTCTCCAGATTTTCATCAACCTTATTCTGAACATCTTTCTTTAATGAGCTGATATAGCTATTTTGAATATTGATCTTCTCGTCAATAAGATCACTATCATACTTTGCTTGCTTCAAGTCATCTTGGTTTGTTGATACCTTACTCTTTAGCAAGGTGTTCATTGTAGTGAATACCTGAATATCAAGAAGGTCTTCGATAACTTCTCTTCGCTGGGCAGCAGGAAGTTGCATAAAAGGAACATAGGTAGATGAACCAAGAACAACTACTTGAGAAAATGTTCTATGGTTCATCTTAACGATCTGCTTTTCAACTACCTCCTGATAGTCTTTACTATCAGCATCTTGATTGAGCAACACATCATTCTTATATATCTCAAACCTGGTAGGCTTGATACCTCTAACGATCTTATAGTTAGCATTACCAACTACAAACTCAAGTTCAACACACAGATCCTTACCATTGATAGAGTTAACAAGCTGAGGCTTATTAATCTTTCTAAATGGTTTATTGTAGAGGGCAAATGAAATAGCATCGAGAATGGTTGACTTACCAGAACCATTCGTACCTACAATCAGAGTTGACTTATGCTTGGTTAGATCAATCTCTGTAAATATGTTGCCAGTGGATAGAAAATTCTTCCACTTTACTTTCTTAAATAATATCATTGCTTAGTCTGTATTTCCATTGCTTCGATATACAAGTCACCAAGAAGCTTGTTTAGCTTAGGGACATTATCTTTATTACTAATGTATTGATCTGAGAACTTTCTAATGATCGTTAGAGTATCCTCAGCGTCAGATATTATACTTGAATCTTCTTCTAAGTCAAGATGCAGGTGGTCTTCCACCACCTGCAGGTCTGCGACCCCAGCCCTCTCAATTCTATCGATAACACTATCGAACCAATATGGGTTAGTTTTATTCTTGACTATAACCTTTACAAACTTGCCCTTGAGGAAAGAGTAGTCATCAAGAACCACATCATCACGATCCTTATCTAGATCATCATAGTGGTACTTCTCAAACAGCGTCAAGTCATGCTTAACAAATTCAATTTCTCTCGTCTCTGTATCAAAGATATGGAACCCTTTAGGATCATCATAGTCTGACCAAACAATCTCATATGGGCAACCAAGATAGGTTACATTGCCCTTTGTAGATCTATGGTGATAGTGGCCGGAGAGAACTATATCAAACTTCTTAAAGATCTTGGCATCATAACCATGATCGATAACTGTACCCTTTTGCATCTCAAAGCCTGCAAGCTCTAGATGGCCAAAGCATACCTGTGCATCTGTATCAGCAATCTTTTCGATCGTAGGTTCAAAGTTATCACTACACATCCAAGGGACGAAAAGAATTTCTGTACTACCAAACTTAATGTTTGTTGCTTCTGTGTACCAATGAATGTTGTTTGGCTGGTTTGTACCAAACAACTCTGTCATACAATTGACTTCATTTGTATTCTTATAGAATGTGTCATGGTTACCAATAATAACGTGTAAGTTAAAATTAGCATCAATGACGCGGTTAATGAATTGGTCTCTAAACTTTCTCAGTGAGAGATAGCTAATATATTTTCTACGGTCTACAATATCACCAAGGTGGATGATTGTATCGATATCATTTGCTTTGAGGTATGGAAAGAATACCTCACTATAGAATCTTCCGATGAAGTCTGAGAATATAGGACTATCGCCACGCCCACCAAAATGCGTGTCAGTTATCAAAGCGATCTTCATAATTTAGTCTTCCTTAATTAACTTCTCAAGGCCTTTCTTTGCTTGCCTTTCCGTCTTCTTCTTTAGAGCACTTGCTTCAAATTGCTCAATGAACGTATCCATATAGTCATTAGACGTGTAGTCAGTAATCTCAATATCAAACTCACCAAGCTCATCCAACTCTTGAAGGTTCATCAACTCATGGTTGATCATCTTCTGCTGGGTGACCTTATGTTTTACATACATATACTTCTTCTCCTTCTGAATACGGCGAAGGAAGGCAAAGTAGATGATTTGTGTAAAGTACGAGAAAGGATTAGTAGACTTATCAGGATCAAAGTTATGGAAATAGTTAATACAGTTTTCCAAACCATCAGCAATCATTTCATCGCGGAATGTATAGTTGATAAAGTTAGGGCTATAGGAAAGTTTATTAGCGATCTTGATCAAACAATCGCCAATGTAATGTGGGATCACAGGTTTTGATAAACCCTGTGCCTCTGCAGCCAGAACCTTTTTCCTAAACTCTACGATAGCTTTATAGAATTCTTCGTTACTAACGTAGTGGTTAGCCTTGTCTTTAATATTGGTCATTACAAATCCTTTTCAACATTTTATTATTATAACACATTCAAGAAGTTAGTTCAACCTGTTGACTTTTTACATTCTCGTTTGTATAATCCCCTTTGTCGGGGTCAGATATATTAATTAGTGTAATATAGGGGTGGGACCAACAGCAACTGTAAGGGCATCACCATCTTCATCATCTATTTCTATATCCAGTGGACTATCGTTATAGTCATCTTGTAGTCCACAGATGTCCCTTTCTAAGTCCTCATCAAGAATAGTTTGGAATCTTTCCATGAACTTTAGATAGTACTTAATGATTCGTTCATTAGGCTTCGAGAATGCTACAATTGAACTCTTCTTTAACGCCACAATGTTATTCTCAGAGAAAGGCATAAGTTTAGATGTTGTAACGTTTGTAGTTTGATTGATTGTTGTTTTTAGTCTAACCACAACAGGATATTTCATCACTACATCGTCATCTGTTTCGTTATGAAGTTCACCAATAATGAAAGAATCTTCATCACTCAGTTTGACTAGAATGAATGCTGCCATACATTACCTCAACTGATAGCTCGTGATTTTGTATTCAAACTTCTCACTAGTATAAATTCCCACTCGCTCAATAAAATGCTTTAGGGTATGATTTTTAGCTTTCTTCCAAGATAGGTCGTCAGCTATATCATATAATGTTGCTTGTTGCTTATTGTCACCTCTTCTTAGGGCTCTACCAATTGACTGGAGAGATCTAATTCTAGACTTGGTGGGTGAAGCAAACACAACATTGTGTAGGTTTCTAATATTTATACCAGTTGAGAACGTACCATATGAGGCTACAATAATAGCATTGTCTTCTTGCTCAGTAATCTTTCTTACAAGCTCTCTGTCTTCTACCTCCACTTCTCCAGATACAAAGAAGATGTGTCTATCTTCTTTATTCTGATCTACAAGCATCTTATGTAAAGGTTTACCATGCTTTTCTACAAACTGGTAGAGGATGAGAGTGTTACCCTTTAGATGTAAAGACAGCTGAGATATAAAATTGTTTCTTGCTTCATTACGAACAAGGAAATCAATCTCATCGTGGTATTCACATCTACTATATTCTTTCTTATTGGCATCTGTATGCTTTAGGACAATTGCCTGGATCTTAAAATCAGCAAGATGCTTTTGTTCAATAAGCTCAGCAGTTGTTGTTACTTTCTTTACTGCTCCAAACAAGCCTTCAAGCACAAGTCTATGTGTCTGGGTACCATCAAGCGTACCAGTGAATCCCATTCTGATAGGACACTTAGTCATCTTCTCTAGGATAGATGTCAAAGATTTAGCCTTGTATTGATGAGCTTCATCACCAATTACTACATCAAACTGCTCATACCACTGCCTTGGCATCTTATAAATTGATTGCCATGTGGAGATGACTATTGGTCTATCTGAATTCTTCTCCCTACCAGACATGATAGTGTGGATATCATTCTCATCACCACCATAAGATACAAAGTCACCTTTCATCTGCTCAACAAGAGATATAGTTGGAACAATGATGAGAGTCTTGAAATCTGTTTGCTGCCACCACTTTGTAATCATATAAATGATCAGCGACTTACCAGAAGCAGTGGGTGATACGAGTAGAGATCTTTTTGTTCTTATGCCATGAATAAAGGCTTCAAGCTGATATCCTCTTGGCTTAAACGGTAAGTTGAGCTCAGTGATGAAGTCAATGACTGACTGTTCATCAATACTGGCAAAGCCATCTACACTACTGTGGAATTGTAGTTTATAGTTTCTGGATTCGCAAAACTTGTTTATGTATGGAATCAATCCAAAGTAGATTCTCCTACTCATTGGATTGAATAAATGAATGTCACCAGACCATACCTTGTTGCGGTAGGCAGGCATAAAGCGATAACCAGGAACCTTGAAGGTAAAGTAATCCTTCAGCTCCATTGCAACACTAGCGTCACAATCAACCGTCACATATACATCATTAAATTTTGAGACGACTAGTGTTTCTGTCATTGTCCTGTCTTAAACTTTTCCCAATCAATGGCACTTTTAACCTGAAAGCCTAAGTTCATAATAGACTTAATGATTGATTCTAATGCATCAATCTTTTCTTGCTGGACAGCTATTCTTAGGTTAAGAGTAATAATATCTGAATCGCTATCAATATATGTAGGCACGTCTTGTTTCAGGATTTTTTGTAGGAACGGTTCCCACTTCATCTCTTCAAGCGTCTCTTGATCAAGGACACCTGTATAATATTCCCACTTCAGCTTCTTCAGCTTCTTCATGTCCTGCTCAAGCTTCCTTAGCAGTAGACGTTCGTGGGAGAATAGTTTAAAGTACTTATGGTGGAGTTTAGGAATGTTCAACGCAACGTCACCGAGCTCTGTTCGGTCAACCTTGCTGTCTTTCTCCCATTCACCAAATATTTCTTCAAGCTTCATAATATAATTCCTACCATACCGGTAGGTATATTATACCCTAAACAGTATGAATGGTAAACAGCAAGCACCTAAAGGTCACTGTTGCATCAACGTATGTAACATCTGTGTCTTGTGAATTGAACTCAATGTCACTCAGAACAACAGGGAACAAATCTCTAAACCTAATCTCAATGTTAGCCTTATTGACCGAGTTGAGAATTAGTAAAGTGCCATCAGAGGCAAAGTTACTATAGATATCGTTTGGAAATAGAGCATCGGGATTTGGTGAGCTAAATTGTTCAGGTCTACCAATCTGTTGCATCCAATTAAAGATCTCAGTGTAGTTAGATAGATCTTCATCAACTTTGAATCTTACAACAAAATCATTGTATACAACCTTATCAGGAAATCTTAGAACTTTGAATGGGGTTTGTAACTCGCCATCCTCAACCGTAATACCAGGAATATTTGCTGATACGACATTAATTACAGTGTTAGGAATCTTCTGAATAGTCAGTTGATAACCTAGTGGTGATAGAAAGCTTTTCTGTATGGTCATGTCAATCCCTCTTAGACTTATAATTATTTATATGGTTGTCAACGAGGACGTGTAACCTTAAATTCCCAGTTGCCATCTACGGCATACACATTCAATGAATATCTGTATTCATTTGTTGTATTTTTATACATATGTATTTTTTCTTGACTTGTTTTAAAAATTAGTGCTCTATTTGGTTTCCAAATAACGTCATATTCTTTTTGATTTGGACCAAAGAGAGTAGTACCATTTGCATTCTCTGGGTGTAAGTATACAACTATTGATATTAATTTATCCCAATGATCGGCATGCTTTTGATATGCGTACTTTGGTTCACATCTTACGAGATCAAAAACTAAATTGGTTTGTTCATTCCAGTTTACTAATTGTTTATAATCAAACAAAGATGGTAATGTGTTATTACATATTTCTTCAAGTTGTTTATATAATAAATTGTATTCTGCCATCCAACGTCGCAGCCTAACATGGTGCTTTGATGCTACAGCATCCCTTTCAGATACACGTACCCCATTAGACATATCCACTAATTCATAGTTTCCATTATCTTTAATATTTAATAATTCATTGTATACATCTTTAGGTAAAAAATCATCTATTACCCAAAACTCCCATGGGTCATTAAAGTGCTTGCCCTGTGGATAATGTTCTTCTGCTACCTTAATCATACACCATTCCTTAAACCTTGGTCATATGTCTTACCAATTTGAGCTGATGGAACAACGTGTCTCTTATAACACTCAGATTGTTTAAACTTTTGAGCCACTGCCATTCCTTGTTTTGTGGCGCCTTGAATATCATCGCACTTGGCACATGGAAGAATTGGATCTCTTTGTTTGTTTAACAAGAACCATCTAATTCTGTTTAACTTTGGATCATTAACATACATGTCAATTAGAGAACGCTCGTGGACGTTACCAATTTTAATTTGGTAGGACCAATCATTACAACACATCTGATAGTTGCCTTCATAATCAATGAAGATTTGTCTCATTGGATGCCAGCATGATGATTCACTAACCTTATAATTGTTACCGTTTTCTTTTTGTTCAAGGTTAGTATAATTTAGGTCTTTGTTTCTTCTATCTTGATTTTTAAAATAACCAGCTCTATTGTTAAATGCATGCTTCCACGACTTACCGCCCTCAATGTAAGAAGGCATGTTATTAATCTCGTCTATCGTAAAGCCATCTTGCTTATAATAATGTCTCACAATACCACCATTAGGTAACATTGGATATAATTTTTGTCTTTCAAGATATTCTTCTTTTGATTCATAGCTGTTTAGATAAAGTTCATCTAATTTCTCAGCAACAGGGGAATTCCACCACTCATCAATTCTATACCCATTAGTGGTTAGTCTAACTTTCCACTTTCTTGGACCTTGTGTAATCATGTCGACGATTTGTTCAAATTTTTTATGGAGTGTGCTTTCTCCACGACCTGCAAGTTCAAACCACCCTCTGAAATTAATTGATCTCAACTCCTGTAAAATTATCTCAATTGTCTCTAGCGACATTTGCTTATTAACATTTGGATACACAGGATCAGCATCCAAACTTCTAGGACAGAATGAACACTGCCTATTACAAAGACCTGTAAGATCTAAATCTATTCTAACAATGTTTTCTAGAATAGGATGATGTTTAATACCATTCTTATCGACAGTAATAGGTATACCACTAAATGGTAATTCTATTTCTTTATTGCTTTTGATAGGTATTGTTGGTGGTAAGATTATATCCATGGATCAATTATTCCCTCACACCAGTTTTCACAGGTGTCTACAACATAATGTACTGACTTGCCTTTGATTACTCTATCTTCTTTAATAACCCTATCTTGAATTAATCTTACAACATAGCCAGATCTATCATCTAGCTCAAAGAGTTCTGCAGTTCTTTTATCTTTTACATACTTTGTTAGAAATCTAGCATTTTCAATCATGGCGGCACCTCACGTTTTACATACTAATATTTATAAGCAAAAAAAAGGGCCGCTTTCGCGGCCCTCTCTTTCTATACCCTGGTTAGGGATTATAGTAGGTTGCTTACGACGACGCGTCTGTAGTATACGTTTGCGTCCTTTGTCATAGCGCCATTGCCATATGCAGAACCTTCTGCGAATGGATTTGCGACCATGCCGTAGCGTGTCTTGAAGCCAATCTTTGGCTGGAATGAATCTTCACCAACTGCACGAACCATCTGTAGTGGAACGTATGGGCAGTAGAAGATACCAGCATCGAATGCGCTTGCGCCCTTATAGCCAACTGTCATATAGTTGTCTGTTACGTATGGGTCGATGTAGACCTTGATACGACCGTTTAGAACACCAGCAAATGTGTTGCCTGTGTCGTCAACGTTTAGAGCGTTGCTATTTAGAGCAGGAGCGTAATCTAGAACACCAGCCATTTGCAATGCAGATGCAACATCTGAAGAGCAAAGAATGATGTTACCCTTGCCACGACGTGTGTCCTTGGCAATTTGGTTAGCTTCGCGCTCGATCTGGAACAATAGACCCTTGAACTTCTCAACTGACCAACGACCGTTGGCATCGACGTCTAGGTCGAATGTACCAGCTGATGTTGTTGTGTTGGCACCGCGCTTAGCAACTACGTTGATTGTGCGGATAACTTCACGGTTGATTTCTACAAGAATTTCTGATTGTAGAATGTTTGACAACTCTGACTCAGCATCTAGACCATGAATTGCCTTCAAGTCTTGTGCCAATTCCATTGTGTACTCTGCCTTCAATGCACGGCTCTTTGCTTCAACTGAAACTTTTTCAATTGAGAAGGCCATGTTGGCAAATGTATTGTTGCCTTCAGCAGTAGATGTTGTCATACCACCAACAAAGTTGTAAGTATTTGACTCAGCATTGTTTGCTGTGCCTGGTACTGTACCAACGTGGCGCTGACCTGGTAGGTTAACTGTTGAGTTACCTAGGGCTACTGATGAGAAGGCTGTGTTTGCTTCGTTGTAGAATGCTTCTGTTGCTGAGTTTGATTGGTCAACATACTTGCTTCTCATAGCAAAGATCAAGCCTGTTGGACCTGTCATTGGCTGAACGCCGCAGACGTCATAAGCAACTAGGTTTGGCATTGAACGGCGAACCAAGCTGATTAGAACTGGATCGTAGTTTGCAACGCCATCGCCGAAACCAGCTGTGCCAGTGTCGTTTGTTACTGAGTAAGCCTCAAGAAGAGCACGTGGCATACCGCCCTGTTCCTTCATTGAACGCTCTGTATTTTCTAGTAGCTGAGCTGTTACTGACTTACGTAGATTGTCCTTAATTGATGGAAGATCTGCGTGCTCAAGAACTGGCTGCCACTTCTTTAGAAGTTGTTCGTTAGAAAACATCTTTATTTCTCCTTTGGGGGTTATCTAATATTTATAAATTGATTACTTTTGGACCGAACGAGAGATTGCCGCAGCGTACTTGTTCATGACTGGATCAACTGCCTTCTCTGCTGGAGCAGGAGCGA